AACTAACCACTATTAACAACAAGGAGTTTATTTTGAAAAAAGTTTTATTTGCAACATTGGCCACTTTGGCTTTATCTGCATCAGCAATTGAAGTTGGTGTAAATGGTACACGGGATTATTCTGGTAGTGCCGACCGCACAGGTTATGGTGTTACTTTGGGCACAAAATTTGGTGCCTTTGGAGTTGAAGCCGGTTACAATCGTTTCATCCAAGGTGGAAATGACCAAGACCGCTATAGCTTAGTTGGTTCACAGGATGTTACAAAAGTCGGACCTGTTACAGTTGCTCTTAAAGGTGGTGTAGCATATTTGATGAATCAAACTGGTGCTGATGGTTATGCCGTTACTGCTGGTCTTGGTGGTTCTGTTCCTGTTGCCAAGAATTTGGCTGCAACGATTGATTGGCGCCGCCAACAAGGTCAGAAAAATGTTAACGCATTTGATGGCAATCAAATTTCTGCCGGATTGAAATACTCGTTTTAATGTCCTGAGTTTAGTGAGTTCTCAATAAAAACTCCTATCTTTATATTGGAGAGCATGTGAAAGTTTATAAGTCGAATTACCGCCATCATTGGATTTCTCCGTATATAATACTGGAGAAAGTATTCTTTTGGCGTGAGATTGATTATGATGAGCCATTGATTGAGAAATGGGCTGACCGCTTGCAACCTTTTTCTAAGGCATATCAAGCTGTTATGGATTTCATTCATCCAAAAATTGATTATGTAAAGATTGACCGTTATGATACATGGTCAATGGATCATACATTGGCTGATATCATTCTGCCTATGTTGAAACAGTTGAATGCTGAGAAACATGGTGCACCTCATGTTGATGATGAAGACGTACCAATGGAATTACAATCTTGGACTTCACCAGCTAAAGATGAATATGATACTGATGGTCATCATTTCGCTCGGTGGGACTATGTGTTGAATGAAATGATTTTTGCTTTTGAATGTAAGGCTGATGATACATGGCAAGAGAAATTCAGTTCAGGTGAACATGATATGAAAAGTGTACCATGTGCATGGGATACAGAAGGTAAACCAACATTGTACAACTTTGAAAAGGGTCCAAATGATACATACAAATGTGATTATGAAGGCATGAGAGAAGTACAAAAACGAATCACAAATGGATTCCGTTTGTTTGGTCGCTACTATGAAAACCTTTGGGATTAATTTATTATAAATAGATATACTACCACAACACACACAAGGTAGTATAACACACACAAGGAGAAAACTATGTCAAATATGACACCATTTGAAATCCGTCTCGAGCTTTTAAAAATGGCAAGAGATATGTTATATGATGAATATAATGGTCAACGTGACCGCATTTCCAATAACTGGAACATGCAATGTGAATCGGCAAGAAGTAAAGGTGAAGACCCACCTGAACATCCAGGATTGCCATCAATCCCCTCAGAAGCAGATATTATATCCAAGGCTCAAACCTTAAATGGTTTCGTGTCTAATATTTCTGCACCAGAAACACCAAAAGTTACTATTAAGAAAACTTCTTAATTGAGGGTAGTGGGACTTTGCGTCCCACTTTTAACACACACAAGGAGAAAAATGCGAAGTAAACCTATACTTTTAAGTTTATTTTTTTCAACGATTATTTTAATATTATCATGTGCAAATGTAGACACATATAATATTTTACCGATTAAATCAACATACAACAATTTAACCGCTGATGCTAAAATACAAGTAACTTGTTTAGCTGAAAACATTTATTTTGAAGCCGCACACGAACCACTAGACGGCAAAAAAGCAGTTGCCTTTGTCACTTTGAATAGAGTTCAATCCGGTTATGCCGACAATATCTGCGATGTGGTACAACAAAAAACAAAAGGTACCTGCCAATTTTCATGGTATTGTGACAGCACATTTACCTCTAGGCGCTTGACAATCAAAGAGACTTCATTGTATAATGATATCTTACAGTTGTCAACGAATGTATTTTTAAATTTTGAAAGAATGGATGATGTGACTAATGGGGCAACCTATTATCATGCTGATTATGTAAACCCCAAATGGACAAGACTACAAAAGGAGAAACAAATTGGCAGACATATTTTCTACAAGAGCAAAATCGACCAAATTGACCGAACAAAAGGAATCATTTGATATGAATAAAGACCTAATCACTATCTGTATATCGGTAGTAATCGTATTAACTACCGCAATAATTGGCGGAATCGTGTATAATACTAATGATAGAAACAACATGGCGAGAAACATCGAGGCTGCAATTGCCAAAGGTGTTGACCCATTATCCGTGAAGTGTGCATATGAAACAAATTCTAATCCAATCTGTATAACATACGCCGCTACAACCAAGAAATAATTTTAGGAGTATATTATGGCTATTCAGCAAGTGAGTGTTAATCAAATTTCAAACCCAGCAGACCGTGAAAAGTTGCTGAAGGTTATCCGTGAGGTGTCTGATTCAATGGCACGGGCACAAGGTGAACAAGAATATATCCGTGAAGCAATTACGGATATTAGTAAAGAATTGCAGTTACCTAAAAAGATAGTTGCAAAAATGGCGAAGGTCTATTTCAAACAGAACTATGATGAAGAAGTTGCTGTGCAAGACCAATTTGAAACTCTTTATGAAACGATTATAAAATGAAATATATTTTTAAACAAATAGATGATATCTCTGGACATAATGCAGAGACTACAGTTGAATTTAGTGCAGATTCTCTTCCAGATATCTTAGAACATTTTGAAATGTTTCTCCGTGGTTCAGGTTTTCATCCAACAGGTATTTTAGACTTTGTAGATGAAGAAGATGAATATACCACACCTAAATTTGAACCTGCGGTAGATGAGGATGAGAAATTAGATGAATGGACTCAAACTCTAATAGATGATTGTGAATGGCCATTTCCTAAAGAAAGACCATCTGAAGGTCCTAAAGAAGAACCATGGCATGGTGTGTCACCATCTGTTGCAATGCAATGGACAGTAAAAGAATTGCAAAAAGGACCTATGACTGTTGAATCAGTTACAAACATTTGTCCTGTATGCAAAATTGATAATGAGACAATGAAGAACAACAAATGTTGGGACAATAATTGTCCAAAAGGAAATGATGCCAACTAAAGATGAGATGGCAAAATTTGCCAAGTCCATAGAAGAATTCGTTGCAAATACAAAATACAATTACATCGAAGCGATTGTTGAGTATTGCAAAGTAACTGGACTTGAAATTGAAGTGGCGGCTACATTAATTAATTCTAATCTAAAATCAAAGATTGAAAATGTGGCATTAGATAATAACATGTTAAAAGAAAAGGGTGCTCGGTTACCAATATGATATCAGGATATGAAGCATTTGGACTCTATCAGGCTCTAAAACTTCACTTCACAACAGACTCATATGATTACTTCAAATATGGTGGCAAGACTAATATTAGTGTTACTGCATTTGAAAATCGTAAAGACAAATATCACTTCTATAAATTATCTCGCAAGTATACCAACAAAGAAGATTTAATTAATTTTATTGTTGCTAATTTTATAGAAGATGAAAGGTCATGGGTAGGACCTTTGTTGCAAGAAGAGGCTGATATGAATTTTCGTAAAAGACAAAAGGTAATTCAATCACTATCATACACTTTTGAAAATGACTGTATACTTATTTTCGAGGACTGTATACTTAATCCTAATGAAGTATTAAAGACTGATGGTGATTACCCGGTACTACTAACCAAGACTCTGAGAAAAGAAATACAAGTTGAATCATTGTGCCTACTTAATCAGATTCTTGGATTCTTTCCTATGTGGACAAGTAAAATCAATGATACTATTCGATGGCCAGAAGTTAGGCGAAAGTGTATCAAGTATACCTCTTTTCTACCACAAGATAGTGTAAAATACAAGTTGATTTTGAAAAAGGTGTTGAATGAAAATCTCTAAGATTTATTTGGATATGGATGGTGTTCTTTGTAATTTTGAACGCCGTTATTTTGAGAGATACAATGAGTTACCCGGTTCAATGCGTGACCGAAAAGACTTTAATATACATTGGGACGATTTCATTCTAAATTATCAGTTTGAAACTTTAGACTGGTGGCCCGGTGGTAAAGAACTACTGACTTATGTTTGTTTTCTACATAACGAACATGGGATTGAAGTAGAAATGCTAACTTCTTCTGGTGGACAAAAACACCATGCAGAAGTAGCAAAGCAGAAGCAAGTATGGTTGGATTCTAAAGGAATTATTTTTAAGGCGAATGTCGTTGCAAGTCGGAAAACAAAATCCGAATATGCAAAACCAGACACAATCCTTATTGATGATACACCTGATGTAATTCAATCATTCAATGCGGCAGGTGGTATAGGTATTCTGCATAAAGAGGTCGGTAACACTTTGTTGAAACTGAAATCTCTGGTTACAGAAGACATATATAATCTGATATAATGCATAATGTGGATAAGAAAATATATTAACATACAATTTATACAAGGAAAATACATATGAGTTCATTTGCTAATCTTAAGCGCAATCGTAGTGATATCAAAACACTTACAAAAGCGATTGAAGCAACCTCTCAACCTGCTGAGGCAGGATCCAAAGATGACACACGTTTCTGGCAACCAGAAGTAGATAAGGCAGGTAATGGCATGGCCGTTATTCGTTTTCTACCTGCTCCTGCGGTTGATGGTGACGATGCTCTTCCATGGGTTCGCACATTCAGTCATGGTTTTCAAGGACCTGGTGGTTGGTTCATTGATAACTGTCTCACAACTCTTAATGAGAAGTGTCCAGTTTGTGAACATAACAATACACTATGGAATTCTGGCATCGAAGCCAATAAAGAAATTGCTCGTAAACAAAAACGCAAGTTGACTTACGTTGCAAACATTCTGGTCGTATCAGACCCAAGTAATTCATCCAACGAAGGTGAAATTCGTTTATACAAATTCGGTAAGAAAATCTTTGATAAGATTACTGAAGCAATGAATCCTGAGTTTGCAGATGAGACACCTGTTAACCCATTTGATTTATGGGAAGGTGCTAACTTCAAGTTGAAGATTCGTAATGTTGAAGGCTATCGCAATTATGATAAATCAGAATTTGCTGCTAAGTCTGCATTACTTGATGGTGATGATACTAAACTTGAAGAACTGTGGAAGAAAGAATATTCTCTGAAAGATTTTACAGAGAAGAAACAATTCAAACCTTATGACCAACTCAAGACCCGCCTTGAAAAAGTTCTAGGTTTTGAAGGTATCGCACCTGTAACTAAGGCTGATACTGCCGTAGTAAGCAAGTTTAATGATGATGATATTTCTGTGATTGATAAACCAGTTACAGAAGATGAAGATTTGGATTACTTCAAGTCGCTTGCACAATAAACAAATAAGATTTTGTTTGAACCCCGCCTAGTGCGGGGTTTTTTATGCTGGTTGTGTTTCTACTCTATGTTTATTTACCACATGAGTATTATTGTTTGTGGTGCCAGCATTAATAACAGTTGGTGTTTGTCTCTTTTCTTGTTCTCTTTGACCAGCACCCACTTCTTTAGAGGCCGATTCAATTTGTTTACCAGTTGAATCTGGTGCACCAATATTTCCAAAAAGTTCAACGTGCCATGTTTCATGTTTTGGTGTTTTTGGATTTACTTTCTCATGCAGCGCTCTCCACAAACCAATTTTTGGTAAATAATCATCAATATTACCTACTTTCGCTTGAAATTTTGGATCTTCTAAATCTGCTGTTGCTATATCTACAGCAGTACCCGATTCGTGGCTATTTGGAGGGTTGCCACCTGGTATATTTTTTTTACCAATAACAACTCCAGGCTGATCCCCATATTTGTCGATTGTAATTCCTTCTGGTAAAGCTTTAGCACTTGGCCTTGCGATACCCTTTCTTACTTTTGCAAGTATATCATCTTGTTTTTGGCCCGTCAACTGTTCAAAACCACCAGAAGATTTAACTAAAGGATTATAACCTTTATTTTTTGAGGAGTCTAAATCTAAAAATAATTTTTTCTGATATTCACCAGTTCTATAGCCAGAGTTAACTTGAATATTTTTATTCATAACTTCTTTAAAGGATTGCGCCAATTTAAGAAGTCGTTCTTCTAGTGTTGAGCTAATAGATAAATCTACATTAGAAGTTTCTAATGTTACTAAAGATTTTAATCCACCAGATGTTGGTTTTTTATCTGGTGATGCTGATGGTGCTGATGGTGCTGGCGCAGGTGTTGATGCGGCCGCAGGTGCTGCTGATGGCGCTGGCGCAGGTGCTGCTGATGGCGCTGGCGCAGGTGCTTCTGTTTTAGTTGGTGGTGATACAACATTTAATATTTTAGAACCAACATTTTTAACGGCATCTTTTACTTTTTGTGCAGATGCTTTTGCCTCTTCAATACGCTTACGTCTTTCTTCTTCTTGTAAAGTTTTTAATTTTTCAGATTTTTTTTCTACTATAGAGTTTAATGAATCTCTTTTTTCTTTTAGAAAATTAATGTCCTCATTGAGAGTTTCAATATATGATTTTCTAGCCTCTTCTGTTTTAGGTTCAGATTGTTTTTCTTCTTTAAGTCCAAAAAATCTTTTAAATTGTTCAAATTTTTTACTAAAAAACTTTCCTATACCGTCAATAAAATTACCTACAGTTTCGGCAATAGGAACTAAAAAATTAATTACATCATCAAATAATTTACCAATATTCTTTTTCCCAAAAATACCCATCGTTACAAAATCTATGAACTCAACAAATCCAGCTTTCACACTAGCAAGAATATCACCAGTCTTTGTAAATTCTTTATAAGCTTGATAAATTCCACTTGCAATAGTTGTAATTAAAAATGTGATTCCAATAATCTTTAAAGATTTTAATATTTTAGAAATTGAAAAATACTTACCTAAAGCACCTAAACCAAATACACCCAATAAACTTGTCATTATTTTTTGTAATGGATCTTGTGGTTCTTCCGCTTTTTCTGTTGTTGGTGTTTTTGAAGCTTCATCTTTGCTTATTTGATTCGCCATGTCAACTTCAAATTTAGCTTCTCTTTCATCAGCTTTCAAAAAGAACATATCAGCTTTACTAGTTGGTTTTCCACCTTTGAGTTTAATTAATGCACCAAGATTCCGTTTTGCAATATTTAAATCTTTAGCTAAACCAGGCAAAGAAACCATACTCTTTGCAAATTCATTTAATGGTTTAAGAAAGTTTGACCTCATTGATGAATCTGGCTTGATTTCTGGCTCAGGAGACCCAACCATCTTCTCTGATTTTCCTAATAACTTTTTTTGAATAGAATCTTTAATTATTTCTAAATTCATTTTATGCTGCTCTAGCCATTAATGTGTCTACAGATTTACCTTTATTTTTATCCACTACTGTTGTTTGATTACTTGCAACCGTTTTGTTATTAGTTTTATCTATATTAATAACATTTGCATCAGTTGGTTTCAATTGTTCTCTTTGACCTTTAGATACTTCAGTAGATGCTTGGGCAATATTTTCATATTTAGCAGCTGCGTTTAATTGACCCACATTAGTGTCGGCAAGTTTAGATGTTGTATAAGCGGCTTCAATTTTTTCCATGTTAGAGCCTAAACCGCCCATAGCCACATTACCTATTATAACCTTCAAAGCTGTTTTGAAATCTGTCAAAGAATTTAAAAAATCAAATCCTTTTTTACTGTTGCCTTGGCCAACAGAATTTACAATATAACCAACCATAGCCTTTGCGGCTGCACCAAAATCTGAAGATACTGCATCTGGACTGGATTCGAAATTTTCTCCTACTGCTTTACCAACATTTTTATAAACATTTCTGCCAGTAATCTGTATAAAACCTCTACCTCTAAATTTATAACCATCTCCAGGTTGAGGATTTGTTCCACTCCCACCATACACCATTTCAAAAAATGCTTCATCTCCTTTAGACCAAGCAGATTGTAAATAATCAGCAGGAACACCACTAGGCATTGCTAACGATTTTGCGACTCTACCGTTGGGACCAAGTTGTGGAAATTTATTATAAATGTAAGATAATCCTCTTCCACTTAAAGTATTGAGCCAACCTTTGGCACCAATTTCTTTTGATTTTGGATCAAGACCGGATTCTTTTGCAGCAGTTGCTACTAATGCTTGAATTGCTGATGGACTTGTTATTCCAGCTTCTTCTATAGCTTTGCCAACTTCTTTTGCTTTACCTGTCATGCCTTCTGTTGCTACACCTGAAATTTTTTCTGGTTTTTTATCTGCGGATGGTGCAGCTGTTGGTGCCGCAGGTGCAGCTGAAGGTTTTGCCACTGGCGGTGCAGCTGGTTCAACTTTTTCACTAGGTCTTGATGGTTCTGGTGATGTAGAAGTTTTCCTAGATTCATAGGAAGATATTTGATTATCTAACCTATTATTTTGTCTTTCTAAATTTGTTAAATCATTTTCTAACTCAGATTTAATTAATCGTAAAGCTTGAATGTTATCTTGAGCTTCTTTTTCTCTTTTCTCAAAGTCTTTTAATTTGTCTGTTTTTTCAGTAGGAACTTCTTTCGTATCTGGCATCATTTTTTCTTTTGGATTGAAAAAATCCAAAATCATTGTAAATTTTTCAGATACAAATTTAATTGCGGATTCTTTAAAATCAAAAAATGCTTTAGTAAAGTCTTTCCACAATTCAGGAATAACTTCAGATAATTTATCTATTTCTTTCTTGCCGAATAATCCAAAAGTCAAAAATTCTAACATGCCTCCAATACCGGCTTTTATCGACTCAAATATATCTCCAGATTCTTGATATTCTTTAAATGCATCATAAAAACCTGTTCCAATTGACCCAACAATACTAATGATTAATCCTATAGGGCCTGCAACTTTAAGAAAATTAAATAATGTCTTTGTTATATTTTTTACAGTAAATATTTTTTTAGCAAACTTGATAATAATTTTTGATATCTCTTTGAAAGATTTTTTTAATTTTCTTAATCCTTTTTTAAATCCAATTTTTAATTTTCTAAATGTTTTAGATTTTTTTATTTTATCTAAAAACTTTTTACCAATTTTTCCAAGTCCGTTACCATCTTCTTTTTCTGGTGTTGGACTTTTTTTATCTTTGTTTTCTTTTTCTGCACTATCATTGTCTGCTGATTTTGATGGTTTAGATTTTGATGGTCTACCACCGGCAAGTTTAACAAGAATTTGCATGTTTTGTTTTGCAACATTTACATCTCTTGCTATACTTGGAAATAATAGAAAGTTTTTTGCAACAATATTAAGTATTGCAATTTCAGGTGTAATTTTATCAGATTTTAGTTTTTCACCAGAAACTTCTAAAACTTTACTCTTGATTGAGTCGGTGAGTGAATTAGGTAACATTTTTACCCAACGAATGAATATGATTCAATAAACTCACGATTATATACATCTGCAATTTGTGAAGGTGCATCTTTGCCAATTTGACCAGATGAATTATTTGTTGTTGGTGCATTAACTGTAGTTCCTGCATCAGCTGCAGAATCTAATCTTTGACCTTCGGCTACATCAGAAGACATTTCATTTATATTGGAACCACTAGGCGCAGTTTGTGTTGCAGATGCACCACCTTCACCACCACCTCCGCCACCTCCGGCACCTCCTCCACCGCCTCCACCGCCTCCACCGCCTCCACCACCGGCACCACCGGCACCTCCAGCACTTGCAACACTAGCAGCCGGTGGTGTTGTTGAACTACCAGATACTTGTGATTCTTCTGGTTTCGGTTGTGCAAATGATTTTTGTCCTGTTGTGCCGTCAAATGTTACTGTTGCTGGTCCTGATGGTCCAACACCCTGATATTCAACTACTTTTTTGTTGTCAATTGCTTTTACTTGTTTATCCAACTCATCTTGTTTTTCAGCAGTAAAATTAACACCCTTATAATTAAACATGCCGACATTATATGTAACTCCTTGAGGAAGTTTTAATTCTTGGCCATCTTTCTTTTCAACGGCTGTTGGACTTGTATTCTGTGGTGGAGAATCGGATTTAGGTTCATTAGTCGGTGAAGTTTTAGATGGATCGGTCTCTGGTGCTTTTTTATCATCAGTTGGTTTAGTTGTTTTTACCTCAGATTTTTCTGGTGCTGAACTTGATGTATCTTTTTTGAATGGATAATATGGACCGATTGAAGGTAACTCATATACCGTACCGGTAAGTGGATTCTTAAAACTACCTAATGTGATTTTTGGAATTCCAATATTATTTACTGCCCACATTTTCAAACTATCAAAAGTTTCTGATATACTATCAACAATTGGCCCAACAAATTTACCTACAAAATCAAATGCCTTTTTCAACTCCTCTGCACCAAATAAACCGAATGTTAGAAAATCTAATACACCACCTAGACCTGCGATAAGTGCTTCTTTTAAACTACCAGTCTCTTGCCATTTACGAAACCCATCTATGATTCCATTAATTAACGATCCAACAATTGCACCAATAACAAATATTTTACCTAATGCTTTTAAAATTGTTCCTGGAGAAAACAATGCAGATAATGCAGACGTAAAAGATCCAGTAAAAAATCCTATTACTTTATCTAATATGCCACTTAAAAATCCACCTTCTTCTTTCTTTTCTGGTTTCGCATTACCTGAAGTTGGTGCCTTTGACTGTTCTTTTGCTTTTTGATCCTCGAGCATTTGCTCTCGTTCATCTGCCGTTTTGAATTCGTCATCAGCCTTTGTTATTGCTTTACCTTTACTAAATGGCTGCAACTTAACTAACTTGATAAGATTTTGCCTTAACACATTCATGTCTTTGGCAATACCAGGTATCGACATACAATTTTTAGCAATTACATTTAGTACTGCAACTCCTTCTGAACCTAATCCACCTTCGCCTCCGCCTTCGATTGTTGGACTAGATCCAGGAGATTCACTACTTTCAAGTTTTGAATCTTTACCTTTGTTTAGTCTTCCTCGCATGTAAGAAGAAAATATATCATCACCACCAAAAAATGAGTTATAAGCATTTTTACCAAGTTTCTTTAAACCTTTTTTTGAAAAGGTTTCTTTTACATCTGATATCTTATCTTTAATGCTTTCTTTAAAAGATTCTCCGAACCCAGCACCAGATTCTAAACGACCTTTAACATTTGATGCAAAATCACCTCCACCAGACCTTTTTATTTGGTCTTTGAGGGCTCTAGCATCCTTATAACCCAACTCTTTTGCTAAGGTGTCTGCGAGTGTAGTTTTTGTGGCCATTAATTATCTTCTTCTACTTTGTTTTTGTAGTTCTATTCTTTGTTTTTCTTCTTCCAAATATGTAATCAAAAGATTCAAGTAAATGTTTCTCTCCCAAGGCAACATGTTTTCAAGCTCAGTCAAACTATACTTGTGATGTTGCATCAACGCAAAGTTCGTCTGATAAAAGTTACCTAATGTATCATAACGAAATATTAGACGAAAAAATTTTGCATGCCCTTAATTTCAATGTCTTCTTCATAATCGCATTTCGGACATTTGAAATGAACATCTTTTTTAATTTCAGGCATTGTGTCAAAGAAAATTTTAATTTTTTCTAAGTGTGATTGTTGCAAACCATCAATAAATTCTATTATTTCTTCCTTCGTTGAATCTTTTGCATAGTAGATTTGTTCTTTATCATAAATGTAGTCCACACAATCTATCAAAACATTTAACATAACATCATTTTCATTCATAGTTTCATACTTCTGAATCATTTCAAATGTAGGATACTTTAAACATATGCCAAGATTCTCAGTTAGTTGAATTTTGGTGTTGTGTTCTGGATTCTTTGTTGGTTGAATTTCGAGTAGATTTAAATTGAACTCAACAGACCCTGTACATTTTTTATCTTCTCCATTTTCATCTTTGAGAGTGTTATTACATTTATATTTTAAATCAACAATCTCACCAACGGATCTCGCTCTCAAATTCATAAACAAGAACTCCAAATCAAATGTTGATAAATTGTCAACATCTATTTCATCTAAAATACAATTTTTCAATACTTGTCTAATAACATTAACTGTTTCTTTTTGGTCATCTGATTCAGATGCCATTAAAAACAATTTTTGTTCTTTGACCAAAAATGGTCTAAACCTAATTGTTTTGTCAGTTGAAATTAGTTTTACTTCGTATACCGGTACGTCTAGTTTAGGTAACATTATATCCTCGCTTTCGCTTTGTTAATAAAAAAAAATTAAAATGCTCGAAGTGCTTTTCCAAAAGGAAGCAATCTTGCGCCTGCGGCCCCAAATAATGAGGCTGCAGCTGCACCCAAATCATAGGACCCATCATAGACTGTTTTGTATCTCTGATAGGCAAATTGAATTGAAAGTCTATGAAATCCGTCTTCACTCCAACTCAAAGCTTGTGATGCAACTCCAATTGGAAATGCATCTATCAGTTCTACTGCATGAATTTTTTTAATAAAATCATCATATTGAATAATTTTAATATTTGTCATATATCTTGATTTATCACCTTTTGGAAATCTTAAATTATTTGTATCATTAGGATGAATCGCTTCCATCCAACGGTCAAATAATTTTCTTTCATAGAATTCATTGGTGCATAAAAAAGTTAAATTAGTATCACCATACATTGATTGGTATGGTACTTTAAAAGTTGGTCCATAAATTTTCACATCTGCTGTTTGAAATGTTCTTCCTGGAAATTCAGCTGACTCACATTGTAAAGCAAGGTACCTAGATAACGATGCGTTAGAAGTTCTTGATTGTTGGTCGCCTGTATCACCAATATTATTTCCTGATATAGCTTTATTAATGGCACTACTCACATCAGCAAAAACAGAATTTGGAAAATTTAATATCTTTTCTAATATTGAGTTTCCAACAAATTGATTGATATATGGCGGTATGGGAAGAACAACTTCAAAACGAGAAGGTTTTGCAAGTCCATCTTTTGCTCTAATGTTAGATAAAAATAAATTTGGTGAAAATGACATTAGAATTTTTTCCTTGAGTCTGCGTAAACTTTACTTGTACTTGCACCAACAAATGATTCTACAGGTAACAATGCAGCAATGTCCCATTCATCAGCAGTGATTTCTAAAAATCGAGATTCTATTTGAGTAAATAAATATCTTTTGATACAAGGAGTTGCCTCAAACACTTTTGATGCGGCCGCCAAATATCTGTAGTTAATTTTTAATTTAGTGTTTTCATCATAAGTATCATTAGAAATAGTATCACTTAATTTGTCCAACAAAACCATTCTGTTTTTTGGATGAATGTAGTGTAAGTTTAGTCCTAAGAATCCATCGTTATATCGCTCAATAGGAATCACTAAAGGAAACCTATCATAATAAGGCATTGAGTCTTTTGTCTTTGGGTCATAGAAATAGAAGTACATTCTTCCAATCATAGATTTATTTTTAAGTCTTTGCCTGTCGGTCATCAACCCATCTGAAGTTGGTTTTAAGTCTTTGACTTTTGCCCGTAACCATGCTCTAGATGCATTGGTTCTAGGAGTTAGACCTTCTTTTGAAAGTGATGTTTTGATTCTATCAATTAATTTTGCCATTATCTATTTATCTCAAATGCCTAAGTCTTTTTCAGTAAGCACTTTAAATTGCCATCCATGTTCTTTACAGAATAAGTCAGCTGCTCGCCATTTTTCTTGATTGATGGCATATGTTGCGGATTCTTGGATAAACCGTGCCGTTTTACGTCTTCGGATTGGTTGTTTTGTTTGTGACTCTGGCTTTACTTCCAGCACCATCGTCATCTCCTGACCATCTTTCCGTTTGATTCTAACGATGAAGTCTGGAAAATAACGATGCACTCTTTGGTCGATAGGAGATTTATAAGGTATCGGCAATTCTTCCGATGCCCACCAGATAACATTTGGGTTGTCATCTAACCATTTCATAACTCTAATTTCCCATGTGGAACGGTATACAATCTTTTCTGCATTGCCGTTGTACTTCTTTGGGTTTTTAGGACGAAACATTCCTTTATATGACATAAATACTATCTATAACTCTTATAGGACAATCATGGCACTTTTTGGATTTTCAGATATAACTTTCTCAAAAGGAGTTTCCGAAAGAAGGGGACCTTTAGCCGCTTTAGTTGGCAACGAATTTAAAACAACCACTCTTAGATATCCATTAGATGTTGGTAATGCCGATAAAGCACATTACATAGTTATCTATATTAGAAAACAAAAAGCATCAAAATTGGGTGGGTCCGAATTATCAGGTGGTAATGATGCTTTTCAAAAATCTAGTGCGTCACTTCAAGCCGGTGCAGAACAACAAATAAGAGGTGCATTAAGTTCTGCTACATCTTCTGTACAGAACATGTCTAAAAATTTTGGCACAGAAATTCTCGGTAAAATCAATAGCGGATTAAATCAAATTAACACATCTACAAATGGCGCATTAAGTGGTATCACATCTGCCATTAGTGGTGCTGCAGGAGGAGCAGTTGCTAGTCTCAATAATTTATTTGCCAAAACTAGTGTTTCAATGACGGGATCACAACAAGAGACTACGGCATTTATAGACACTTCAATTAAAAAAATAACTGGAGGTAGCAGTGGATTTCTTAGAACAACCAGATTAACAACAGATGCTATTGCTTTGTATATGCCCGATACTTTAAATTATGACTATTCACAAGGATTTGATACTCCGAGTATAGGTGGGGAAATGCTTGGTAAAATTGCAACTGCTGGAAAGGCAGCCGCAGAACAATTAGACAAAGAGGGTGGGTCTTCTACTCTTAAAACCGCCGGCAATGCTGCAGCGACTAAGCTTGGTGAAGGTGCCAGTAAATTAGCGGGTAAATTTTTGGGAAGTGAGAAAAGTGCTCAACTAGGATTTACTGCTGTGACAGGCAAAGTCAATAATCCCATGCTTGAACTAGTTTATTCAGCACCAGACTTTAGAACATTTGACTTTGCTTTCACTTTTTATCCAAGAGATGAAAGAGAAGCGTTAGAAGCTCAAAGAATTATTGAGAGACTAAGATTTCATCAAGCACCGGAATTGGCGGATTTAAGTTTATATTTAATCCCACCATCAGAATTTGATATTAAATTTTATTATGCTGGTGCTGAAAATCCAAACATACCACCAATTGCTGAAGGATGTGTTCTTCAAAGTATGCAGGTTAATTATGCACCAAATGGATTTAGTGCATATGAAGTTCCTGGAGAAAATAAACCAGCTTTAGGAAGAACAGGTATGCCAGTTGCAATACAATTAACATTATCATTTAAAGAAACTACATTCCTTACAAAAGCAGATTTCAATTCTGGATCAAGTGCTAATTTAGGTCCTATGGAATATAGAGGCGGAGATGGTGGATTTGCTTGATTATTAAAAAACACCAAGGATCTTAAAAATTTATGGCAAAATATTTTAATTACTTTCCAAAAACACTTTATTCGGCAAATAACAAAACTTCTAGTTTAGATACTGTAACGAATGTTATAGCCAGATTTGCATTTGAATCTAAGCTTAAAGAGAATTCTTCCGCTTTTTACACATACTCAATACAAGATTCGGATACACCAGAAATAATTGCATACAAATATTATAAAAATCCAGAGAGACATTGGGTTGTTTTATTGTTCAATGACATTATTGATCCACAATTTGATTGGCCACTTAAATATGATTCATTTATTAAATTTGTTGATACAAAATATACTGCAAATGGTGCTGCAAATACAACCGTACAAACTGGTCTTGCATGGGCAATGAGTACCAATAATGTTCAAGCATATTATAAAATTGTTAAAAGGACTACAACAGATACAACTCCACAAGGAACAACGATAGAAGAAAAAATTGAACTTGATGCTAACACCTATGCAAATGTTGCCACATCATCAGCTACATATACACTTGCTGATGGCACAACAACAGTTCAAACAATAACAAAAGAAAAACAAACATACTATGATTATGAAATGGAAGTTAATGAAGCTAAAAGAGATATTAAATTATTAAAAAATGATTTTGTTTCTATTGTTGAAAAAGAATTTAAGAAAGTAATTAAGTCATGAGTGACCAAGAAATCCAAATAGGGCAATCAACACAATTTTCTGTTAATGAATTAGTTGTTGTAACAAAAGCTGGAAAGATTGATATAACTTCAATATTTGAAGAAATCAATATTTTTGATTCAATATTTTTGCCTGTAATGAATGGTAGTGTGTTGATTAAAGATGCAATAGGTCTTTCTGGTAAATTATTTTTTGATGGTTCGGAATCATTGTTAATAGATATTTCAAAAGATAGTAACTCTGATATTGCAAGTTTTAAGAAAGCTTTTAGGATTATAAAACAAGGCGAAAGAACTGCTGGAAAAACTTCTAGTGAAACATATCTTTTGCATTTTGCCTCAGATGAATTAACTTATTCAGATAGACAAAGAATAAATCAAAATTATAATGGTACCTATTCATATGCAGTTCAAAAAATAATGGAAAATTATTTAAAAATTCCTGCTGGTGAATTAGGTGGAGTTTATGAAGAATCTTGTGGGCTCAGAGATTTTCCTATTCCAAATTTAAGACCATTAGAAGCATTAGAATGGATTGCAAAAAGAGCTGTTGACATTAATCAGGCACCAAATTTCATGTTTTTTCAAAATAGTGTTGGATATAATTTTGCCTCTTTGTCCACACTATTAACACAAGATGACTTATTAGATATCACCTTTCAACCAAAAAATCTTAAAGGAAATAATCCTTTTAGTGAATTGGGTAGTGCAAGAGCCTTTGAAGTTGTTTCTCAGTCTGATAGTTTTAAGAAACAACGAGATGGTGTAAATGCAGGTAAGTTTTTAGGTTTCGATCCAATTACAAGACAGATTGCAAAAAAAGAAATTAGTTTTGGTGACATATCTGATACAATGAAAAAGGCAAATGATAATTTAGATTTCTCAGAAATTTTTGATAGAGATGGTGTGCCGAACACTCGAGCATTTGACTCAAAGAAAACTGTAAGTATTTTTAGTGCTGCACAAAAATTAAGCGAATATATTAAAAAAATGGATCCAACATCAATTTCAAAAGTTGATAATATTGAAGATTATCTATTTCAAAGAAAATCTATTATTTCAAATCTAATGGCAAAAAGAATAAAAATTGTAATGGCTGGAAATTTTCAATTGACTTCAGGATTTAATGTAAACGTGATAGCACCATCTAAAGGCATAAAAGAAGAAGGTGATGATAATGATGATCCAAGTATTAGTGGAAAATATCTGATTGTTGCATCAAGACATATTATTGGATTTGATAAACACGAAACTATTATTGAAGTTGCATCCACTTCTACAAACAATGAATTTATTCCTACAAGTAATCCTGAACAAACTAAAGAATTGTTAGAGTACGCATAACATGGAAAAAACTGAAGAATCAAAAGACTTTGCTGGTAAAAGCGGTTTCATTTGGTGGGTTGGAATAGTAGAAGACAGAAATGATCCACTAAAGATGGGTCGATTGAAAGCTAGAGCAGTTGGTTGGCACTCTGAAGATAAGATGCATTTACCCACAAAAGAATTGCCTTGGGCAACGCCAATGCTTCCAACAAATAATATTAATGTTTATTCTCCAAGAGAAGGAGATATGGTTGTTGGATTTTTTACTGATGGAGAAAATGCACAAGAGCCTGTTATCATGGGTGTTCTTCCAGGTATCGCATTAAAAGCTGCCAATGCACAAGACGCATTTTGTGATCCAAGAACTGCAACTGAATTAGCTTCTGCACCGAAAACACCAAAAGAAAAAACATATAAAACTGACGGTACTGGAATTACAATTGTAGAAAGAGATAGAGCAGAATCATATCCAAAGATTTTAGATGAACCATCAACTTCTCGTATTGCAAGAAATGATGCCGATACAATAACAAAAACTTTTATACAAGAACGAAAAGATAATCTTGTAACAGGAGTTGAAACTGTAAGTGATTCATGGGATGAACCAGAAACACTTTACAATACAGTTTATCCTTATAACAATGTTGTTGAAACTGAATCTGGTCATTTATTAGAATTTGATGATACTCCAGAAGCAGAAAGAATTCATTTGGCACATAGAAATGGTTCTTTCCAAGAATGGTTTCCAAATGGTGATAAGGTAGAGAAAGTTACTAAAGACAATTATCAGATTGTAATGGGTGATGACAAAGTTTACATTATGGGTAAATGTCAAGTCACAATTCAAGGTGATGCAGAATTATATGTTCAAGGTAACTTTGATATGAATGTAGATGGAACTTGCAATATTCGTTCCACTGGAAATATGAAACTTAATGCACCACTAATAGATTTGAATGATGGTACAAATGGCGCAGCTCGTATAGGTGATACTGCTGATACGGGAGATGCAGGAACTGGCGGCCACTTTGATACTAATAGTGCAGGAACTAACATAATTGAGACAGGTTCTGCAACAGTTGTTATTGGCGGATGAGATAAATAAAACATGGCCCAAGTAAACATAGATTCCACAAACACTTTCAAAGATTTGGATTTGAATTTTACGATTCATCCTATTCGAAAAGATGTTAATATTCATAAAAATGAATATGCTATCATTAATTCTGTTAAAAATTTAGTTTCGACAAATCATTATGACAGACCTTTTCGTCCAGAAATTGGAAGTAGTATTCGCAATCTTTTATTTGAAAATATAGATACAATTATTGCGGCTCAATTAGAAAGAGCCGTTCAGGAAACGATTAATAATTTTGAACCTAGAGTACAAATAAATCAAGTTATTGCTATTCCAGATCCAGAAAATAATAGGTATAAATTGACACTTGATTTTTTTGTTATCAATAATACTAATCCAATTACAATAAATTTCTTTTTAGAGAGAATTAGATAATATGGCAGACAGATTAAAAGTCACCGAACTTGATTTTGATACAATCAAAACAAATTTAAGAACATTTTTAAATCAACAGGCTGAATTTACAGACTATGATTTTGAAGGTTCTGGTTTGTCTGTATTGCTTGATGTTTTGGCATACAATACACACTACAATGCATACTATCTGAATATGGTTGCAAATGAATCATTCATGGATACCGCAATATTAAGAGACTCTGTAGTTTCTCATGCAAAAACATTAGGATATGTTCCTCATTCAACAACCGCTTCTATTGCAACACTTAATTTTAGAGCAAATTCAGCAACATCAACAAGTGGAACATTGACTCTGCCCGCAGGTTTTGGATTTCTATCAAATCAAATTGATAGCAAACCATACAATTTTATTGTTTTAAATGACACTACAGTATCTAAAGCCAATAACTCATATCTCTTTGAAAATTTGGAAATTTATGAAGGTCAATTAGTTACTTATAGGTTTGTTCATAATTCTGCATCAAACCCAAAACAAACATTTACTTTACCAGAAGAAAGTATTGATACTTCAACAATAAAAGTTCAAGTTTCTCCTTCATCTGGAAATACACAACTTACAGTTTATAATTTAGTATCTGATATATTAGATGTAAATTCTGATTCAGAAGTTTTTTATTTACAAGAAAATAAATCTGGTAAATATCAAATTTATTTTGGCAACGATTCAGTCGGTAAATCATTGCCCGATGGTGCAATAGTGAATACCACTTTTCTAAAAACTAACGGAACTGCTGCAAATAAAGCAAACAATTTTGTTGCAACTGCTGGAGTTACAGACTCTTTATCGGAATACATTACAAATTTTGTTATAACTCCCGTGTCCGCAGCTGCTGGTGGTGCAGTTCGTGAATCTGTTGATGATATTAAATTTGGTGCAGCCGCACAGTATACTACACAAAATAGATTGGTAACTGTTAAAGACTATGAATCATACTTAAAGAAAAATTATCCTAGCGTTGATTCATTATCTGTTTGGGGTGGTGAAGAAGAAGATCCACCAACATATGGTAAAGTTTACATTTCATTAAAACCAAAAGAAAACTATTATATTTCAGAAACAGAAAAACAAAGAATTATTGATGAAATTATTAAACCAAAATCAATTGTTTCTGTTGATGCAATAATTCGAGATCCTGAATATCTATACCTATTAATTGAAAATTATGTTGAGTATGATAAAAATAAAACTACTCAAACAATTGAAGCAATAAAATCTTCAATAAGAAATGCTATACTTTTGTATAGAAATACAAACTTAAATAAATTTGGAGCAACTTTTGTTCTTTCAAAATTACAAGATAGTGTTGATGGTGTTGATTTAAATGCTATTAGTGGTTCTGAAACAAAATTATATTTACAGAAAAGATTTGAACCTACTTTGGGTGCATCAACAACATATACGATTAATTTTAATGCACCGTTAAATCGTGGAACAACAACAAATAAATTAACTTCTTCTGAGTTTAGAATTTATGATTCTACTGGTGCAATAAAAACTGTTTTGTTTGAAGAAGTACCTGAATCATTTACCGGCATTTCTGAAATACAAGTTACAAATGCAGGAACTGGATATACAGAAACACCAACAATAACAATTACCGGTGACGGTACTGGTGCTGTTGCAACAGCAGTAATTGTAAACGGAAAAATACAAAGTATTGCATTAACAAATCGAGGAATTAACTACACCAGAGCCATCGTTACAATTACTGGTGGTAATGGATATGGTGCGGCTGGGTCTGCTGTGTTAGATGGTAAGTTTGGTTATCTGAGAACAATTTATTATGATGACAATGCAGAAAAACAAACAATCAATGAACAAATCGGAACAATCAATTATGTTACAGGAACAATTACCATAAATGATGTGAGAATATTATCTGTTGTTCCTACAGATGGATTAATTAGATTGACTATTGAATCAGGAAAAGGTATTGTAAAAACAGCAAAGAGCACAATCATATCTATTGATGATACTGATACAACTTCCATAACAACTGAACTCTCTGCAATTTAATGTCTGATAACAAAGTTTCTTTACTGATTAATCGTCAGGTTCCCGAATTTGTTCGGGACGAATATCCTCTGTTCATTACATTTTTGGAAGCTTATTATGAATACCTTGAAACAAAACAAGGGACTCAAATAAATGATTTAATCTCAGTATCAAAAGATTTAAGAAACCTTTCAGATGTTGATGATTCAATAGAAGATTTTGAACAACAATTTTTCAATTCGTTTGCTACATATTTACCTAAAGATGTAACTGTAGATAAAGCATTTTTAATTAAGAATGTTTTACCCATATATCTTTCTAAAGGATCAGAAGGGTCTTTTAAACTTTTATTCAGAATGTTATTTTCTGAAGAACTAGAATTAATCTATCCAAAAAATAATGTTCTCAGAGCCTCTGATGGTAAATGGACAGTTGATAATATTCTCAGAATTGATACCGATATAAGAAGTGTTTATACTGCAACAGGTAACACAAGTTTTTCTTTAGCACAACAAGTCAATAATGATGAAGTAGAAGTTTATGTGAGTGGAGTTTTAAAAACAATCACCACAGATTATTTTATTCGTAAAGAATCTAAAAAATTAGTTTTTAATACTGCACCGGCTGCAAATTCAGAAGTTAAGGTAATATATACAAATTTTGATATTGCTTTGCTTAAAAATAGGCAAGTTACAGGTGTTACTTCTGGTGCAACCGCAATTGTTGAAAAATCTGTAAAGAGAATTATTACTGACCGATTGAATCTTGGTTTTCCATTTGAATTGTTTATTAGTGATAAAACATTAGTAGGAACATTTTCTGGCGGTGAAGAAATTCAAGCTACAATTATTGATGATAATGATGCCTTAATAACTTTAAGAGCTGATACATTTTCAATCGTCAATAGAATTAATGTCATCAATGGTGGGTCAAGTTATAATGTAGGAGATGTTGTCATTGTAACTGGTGGTGGAGCAGTAACAGATGCTTCTGCTCAAGTTGATGATATTGTTGAAGGATATATTGATGGCATCGTTGTAAATTATGGCGGTGCAGGATTTGAACTTAATGGTGATATTACAGTTTCTGGTATTTCTCCGTTTGCACTTGACCTTGCCGTTGATGGTGTGGATACAGCAGGTGCTCTTGCAAATTCATCAGCAAATACCTATACTGTATCTAATGATGCCATATCAACTTATGCAAACACATTAATTTCTGCTGCTGATTATGGATTTCCCGCAACAGTAATTACTGCTGGTGAAAATGTTTCAACAGTTATTGCTGATGCATTGAGTTATTACACGTTCACAAGTTTAGGCCCAATATCAAATGTCATTGTTCTATACTCAAATACATCGACTGCAATTTCTCCAACGCTAGATGCTAACTCGCCATTGTTTACGGCAAATAGTAATTCTTTTGCCATTAAAAATTTCAAGTCAGTAGGTAGAATTAAAATCAACAATGGTGGAACAGGATATCAAGTTGGTGATGAGATTACATTTGGTTCTAATCCTGTGGGAACAAATGGAAGAGGTGCAGCTGCAGCAGTTAAAGCAGTCAACGCAAATGGAACAATTACTCAAATTGAAATTCAACCATCTAGAGTTTCTGGTACGGCAAATGTAACTAACAACAGTCCGTTCATCGTAGGTACAGGAACACAATTTGGTACACAAATTAGAGTTGGTGATAGAATCACAATCAATAATGAATCAAGATATATTAATGCAATTTCAAATACTACCTATGCAAATGTAAATGTGAATTGGACAGCTACTTCAACTGGTAAGAAAGTTGGTAAGTATGGAGACTACTTAATTGGTGGCCAAGGTTATACACAAAATAATTTTCCAACAATAACTGTATCATCAACTGCTGGAGTAAATGCGAATGTACAAATTTCTGCATTAATGGCCGATGGTGAATCACTTACACCATTTATTGGAAATACACAACCAGGACAAATCATATCAATTAAAGTTGTAAGTGGTGGTACAGGATATCAATATATTCCACAAGTAGACTTGACAGGTTCTGGTAGTGGTACGGCAACTGCATCTGCTGTAATTGAAGATGTTTATATTTCTTTGCCTGGAAGATGGACAACATCTGATTCTATTTTGTCAACCTCAGAGAGAAAACTACAAGGCCAAGATTACTATGTTGATTATTCATACATAACTTCTTCAGCCGTAGAATTCACAAAATACAAAAAAGTATTAAAACAACTATTGCATCCAGCTGGATTTATAAACTATGCTGACTTAAATGAGAACGCCTCTTTTAATGCAAATACAATTACTGTATCAACAACTTCTGCTAACACGATTGCCGGAACAGTAAATGTTTCCAACGGTTCAATTTATATAACTGGTGTAAACACTAAATTTAACGTGTCTAACTCAAGAGGTACTTTGACTATTGGATCGAATGTTTCTGTGAATAACATAATTAGAACTGTTTCTAGTATCATAAGTAATACAAATATTGCAGTTTCTTCAGCATTTACAACATCTGCAAATGCACAAACGGCCTTTATATTGATATAAATAAGCACTATGCCATCAATTACAAAGAAAAAACTAAGTTACAATAACGCAAAGATTTGGCGTAATTCGGTCTATAATTCAGGAACTACTGATCCAGTTCTTTATATTTTTATTGGTAATAATGTTCCGTATGCAAATGAGTCTTCTCCAGATTCTCTTGTGGACACGATTAGCACAGAAAAAGATGTTTGGAATAACATATATGCCGCCAAAAAAGTAACGGCAAATGATGTAGAACTTGTTATTCCAAAAGTCACTTGGACTGCGAATTCAAAATATAGAAATTATGATGATACAATTGATATAAACACTTTGTTATCATCAAACACCACACAGGGATTAAGTCCCATGTATGTTATTACGACAGGAAGAAATGTATACAAATGCATGTCTAATAACTCCTCGGCCAATTCGACAATAGAACCATCGGGCGACTATACAACTTCAAATGGTAATATTGCTACTGCTGATGGGTATTTGTGGAAATACATGTATAATGTTAAGCCATCAAATAAGTTTTTAACTACCAGTTGGATTCCGACTCCTACATCCACAGCACAATTAGATTATAATGTAAATGATACTGGCGTTGTTGATGGTGAATTGACAAGAATTATTGTTACTGCAAATGGAACAAATTACAGAGAGGCATCAAATATTGTAGTTGCCTCTTATACTTCAGGCCAAACAACATTTCAGTTTGCAAATACTGCTAGAGTTTTAAGTGTGTTTCAGATTTCAACTGTTGCAAATCTTGCAAATATGTCTGTCTCTGGAACAGGCATTCCGTCTGGTTCATATATTACTGCAACGGCAAATGCAACAGGAGTAATTACACTATCATCTGCAACTACAGCGTCTGGTGGCGGCAATACAGGTAACTTAACAATATCAACTAGAGTTTATGTTGATGGTGATGGAAGTGGTTCTGCTGCAGCAACTACACTATCAAATACAACATCTGGTGTTTCCTCTGCAAATGCCAATGTATCAAAGGTAACAGTAACAACAATTGGAACTGGTTACTCAAGAGCAAATGCGTATATCTATGGTTCTGGAACTGGTGCAACAGCAAGAGTTATTGTTTCTCCAAAATACGGCCATGCTTACAATCCGGCTAATGAACTGAACGCATCGAATTTAATGTTTGCCGTAAGAATTGGTGAAATAGATACTACTGAGAATGGATTAATTTCTTCAAATACTTCTTTTAGGCAGTATGGTCTTCTCTCAAATCCGCATAAATATGCTAATACTACTGCCGTAACACAAACAACAGCCAATTCAGTAATCTCTCAAACAACAAATTTAGGTTTGGTTGCTGGTGCAAGTTATACATTAGATGAATTCGTTTATCAAGGAACTTCTTCATCTACAGCTACATTTTATGGTTATGTTAATTCACAAACATCAAATGAAGTTAAGTTGTCTAAAGTTATAGGAACAGTAACAATTGGATTGCCTTTAGTTGGTTTAAGTTCTGGTGTTTCTAGAATTATTATTACTAAAACAAATCCAGAATTCAAACCATATACTGGTGACATTTTATATGTTGAAAATATTACAAAGACGCAAAGAGAAGATGGTCAAGCAGAAAACATCAAAATTGTGGTTAGATTTTAGAGGAAATAAATGAGTATCGATACTAATTTTAATGCGAATCCATATTATGATGATTACGATGAAGATAAGAAATTTCTTCGTGTATTGTTCAAACCTGGATATGCCGTTCAAGCTCGTGAATTAACTCAAGCTCAATCCATTCTTCAAAAACAAGTTGAAAGATTTGGTAATCATGTTTTTCAAAATGGTTCTGTTGTCACTGGTGGCCAATCATTCTTACAAGATTGTACCTATATTAAATTAGATTCCACTTATAGTGGAGCTACTGTAAACATCAGCACTTTTGTTGACTCAACAATTGTTGATAATATTCAAACACCAACAAAAAGAGCAGAAGTCATTAAAGTTTATGATGCCGATTCTGGAACAGGTGATCCAAAAACTCTTTTAGTTAAACAATTATATGGTACTGCATTTACTTCTGGTGATACGATTCTCACTTATGAATCATCACCTGCATATGCAAATATCTCCACATCTGGCGTAGGCACAGGACAGATTTTTTCTGTTACTGAAGGTGTATATTATTATGATGGATATTTCATTAAAAATGATAAACAAACTATTGCAACTTCAAAGTATAGTAACACAACTGCCAATGCAAAAATTGGTTTTGAAATTACAGAAAGTTTAGTTAAATCTACTGCTGATACTTCTTTACTTGACCCAGCTCAAGATGCATCAAACTATCAAGCTCCTGGTGCTGATAGATTCAAAATTGAATTGACACTTGCATCAAGGTCACTTACCTCAACAGACACGACTCAATTTATTGAATTGGGTAGAGTTGAAGAAGGTGTTCAAACAAGAAGTTATAGACTGCCACTTTATTCTGTTTTAGAAGACACTCTTGCTCGTAGAACATATGATGAATCAGGTAACTATACTGTTAGGCCTTTTAATCTATCACTACAAACAAATACATCCAATACTGCAAACATGGATGTTATTTTGTCTCCGGGTAAAGCATATGTTTTTGGATATGAGTATGAAACTATTTCTCCATCAACAATAACAGTTGCTAAACCAAGAACAACAGAAGCAATTAATAATAAAGATGTTTCAGTTGATTATGGTAATTTTATATACACAACCGGTCACTACGGAACATTTCCTATAAATCATTTATCAACAATTGATTTACATTGTGTTTCAAATGCATCTATTAATTTAACTTCTACTGCATCTATTAGCAATACTAAAATTGGTACTGCAAGAATTAAATCTTTCTCTTTTGATTCTGCATCAAATACTTCCAATTCTGCGACTTATTCTTACAAAACATTTTTGTTTGATGTGAGTGTTGGTTCGTTAACAGGAACAATAAGGTCTGCCAACTCTGGTAATGTTACAATTGGTAATACTACCGCAGGCCAAATTTTCTCATCGGTAACTGATGCATACAAAGGCGCAAAAATAAGGATTACTTCTGGACCAGGTTCAGCAGAATCACCAAAATACATTACCGCATTTGATGCAACCAACCAAGTGATTACTCTTGGAAGTAATTTCTTAACAACACCAAATAATACTTCTGTTTGGTCAATAGATTTTGAATTCAATGATGTTGAATCATTGGCAACTTTCTCAAGTACAACAAGAACTAATTCTGCCGATGTTGATGCAAGGTCAAAAGATTTAGCATCAGTATATGATGATGCATATTTAACTGATGTTTCTTTTGAACCCATTGTGTTTAATTTGGGACAACAATATATTACACCTAGTACGATTGCAGATTTTTCATATTCATATCGTAGACTGTATGAAGCACAAACTTTTGTGGCTTCAGATTCTCCTGCTTTATCTGTTGGTTCTGGTGAAACATTAACTACCGCTTCTTCAACAACTGCAAAACAACAAAGTTATCAAGTTGTTGTTACTACTGCGGGTACTTCTCCTTATGCAGTAGGTTCAACTGTTCCTGCTGATAAAATTACAACTGTTAATACATCAACTAGAAAATTAACAATTGTTAATGCAAATAATATGACTGCCAATATTGTGGCAACTATTAATTATACATTGGCATCTGGTAGTCCAGCAAAAACAAAAACATTAGTTTCAGCCAATGCAACAATTCAAACATCTGGTGGAGAGTCAATAAACACCAACGGTGTAATTGTTTATGCAAATGCAACCACAAGTCAAACAACAATTCAAGCAAACAACATTATTAAAACATCAGGCACCGCACAATCATTGTATGTTTCAGATGTTACTGCATTGGTTTCAGTATACGATTTTAATGGTGCCGCTGTGGCAAATACAGGTTATACTGATATAACTTCAAGGTATACATTAGATGATGGCCAAAAGAATTCTTTCTATGACCATTCATCGATTATATTAAAATCAGGATATTCTGCACCTATTGGTCCATTAGTTGTAAGGTATAATCGATATTCTTCTTCTGGTGCTGGATTATTTTCTGTTGATTCATACCCAACATATGGTACAATACCAACCTTTACTTCTCCAACAATTGGAACAGATTATCAACTAAGAGACACTTTAGATTTTAGACCAGTTAGAAAAAATGCTACAAATGCATTAGATTCAACAACTGTAACAACAACATTTGATGTTGATCCTTCCACTACTGGACCAAAAATACCAGAAAATGGTTCCGATATTCTTCTTGATTATTCTTATTATTTACCAAGAATCGATACTGTCGTTCTGAATAAAAATAGAACATTTGATGTTATTCAAGGAACACCATCATTAGCACCCGTTCAACCAAAAAATAAAGATGACGCAATGAATCTTTATATCTTAAATGAACCTGCTTATATTGCAAACACATCTTCGGTCTCAGTTCAATATATTAACAATCGCCGATATACTATGCGAGATATTGGCACGATTGAAAAGAGAATTGAGAATTTAGAATACTACACATCATTGTCATTACTTGAACAAGATGCTGTAAACAAACAAGATTTGACAATTCTTGATAGCACAAACTTGCCAAGATTCAAAAATGGTATTATTGTAGATTCTTTCAAAGGACACTCAGTTGCTGATGTGTCTTCAATTGAATATTCTTCTTCAATTGATCCGATTAATAAAGAACTTCGCCCGTCATTCAATGTTTCGTCAAGAATGTTGAATTTTGATTCTGCAAATTCATCCGGTTACTTACAAACAGGACCATTTGTTACTGTTGCGGCTAGTAATACAACATTTGTAAATCAACCACTTGCATCTAAGACAATGAATATTAACCCGTTCAATGTGGTTAACTATCTTGGTAAAATTGCATTGAATCCTTCTTCTGATGTTTGGGTTGATACTACAAAGAAGGCAGATGTTTTAGTCAATCTTGGTGGTGACAAAGATGCTTGGGATTTAGTGATGAGGGGATTGAGTAGTTCTGGATATGAGTATGAATGGGGAAATTGGCAAACTCAATGGACTGGAACTAACTCTACTACACAACAATTTGGCAATGGTGCTGTGAGCTGGGCCCAAGAGAGAGATGTAAATGGTAATGCTATAGGTAATTCTATAAGAACAACAACCACTACTACAGCCGCTCAAACTCGTTCTGGTATTTTATCAAAAGCTGTTCCACAAACTATCACACAATCAATTGGTGACCGTATTGTAGATGTGTCTGTTATTCCTTACATGAGAGCTAAGACAATTCTATTTACTGCAACAGATTTCAAACCTGATGTGATTTTATATCCATTCTTTGACAATACTTCAGTTGAACAATATGTTGCTCGAGCAAATAAATTTATTCTTGCCACAAATAATTTAGGTTATAGCACAAAAACTGCAAACACAGAAACCATTAGAGTATATAACAATACTACCGCTTCAAATAACGCAACGGCTATTGTTGTAAAAACTTCAAACAATGCTATTTTTGTTGCTAATCTTGTACCAACAAGTAATCTAAATCTTGCAAATGCTAATGTTATTGGAGATATATCTGGAACAAGTATTCGAATTGCTGGATATGACCACTATTCTGGAAAAACAAATACTGCCACCTCAACAACAATTGTATTAGCACTAGATGCAACTGGTGCAAACAACGAAGGATATTACGCTAATACTGCCAATAGTAACACAATTTCTATTGTGTCTGGAACTGGTGCGGGTCAACAAAGAACAATCAGTTCATATGTTGCAGCAACAAGAACGGCAACAATTTCTTCTGCTTGGACTACAACGCCAGATACAACTTCTGTATATTCAATTGGTAGATTAACAACGACTAGGTCTGGTGATGTTGCAGGTATTCTTAATATTCCTGCATCAACATTTAGAACTGGTGAAAAATCTTTTAGGTTAATTGATAATTCAACAGGTGATATTCCTTCTTCATCAACAAATGGTGATGCATCATTCTTTGCACAAGGCTTATTGCAAACAACAGAAAATACTATTGTCTCTACTGTTCAACCTGTAATTCAAAGAACTTCTGTTAATGATAGTAGAGTTACAACAACTACAAGTGTAAATGATGTTCCAGTTGCTGGTTGGTGGGATCCACTTGCACAAACTTTTCTAATTGCACCTGCACAATATAATCAAGGCATTTTTGTTGAAAAAATTAGAGTTTGTTTTAAGACTAAACACGATACTTCTCCTGTTACACTACAACTAAGACCAACTGTAAATGGTTATCCATCTTCAACAATTGTTTATCCTTACGGGTCTGTAACACTTACACCTGATAAAGTTAATACCACAACTTCACCAGATTTAGATGATGCAACAAAATGCACAGACTTTGTATTTGATACACCAATCTATATGTTGCCTGGTGAACATTCTTTTGTTCTCTTATCTAACTCAAATGGATATGAAGCCTATGTTGGTGAAGTTGGTAAATTAGATATAGTTTCTGGTCTACAGATATCTGAACAACCATATGGCGGTTCATTGTTTCAATCACAGAATGGTTCTACTTGGACAGCTGACCAAAATCTAGATATGTTGTTTAGAATTTATAGAAAAGTGTTTAGCGCTTCTTCTGCAACGGCTCAATTCTTAGTTGACAAACCAACTTCAAATATTGCTTATGATTTAATTAATACTGTTACATCTGAAGTAACAATGGCAAATACATCATTAAGTTATTCATTCTTATCTGAAAAATCAACTGGTGGACTAACAAGTTTTATAACTTTTAATCCAAAAGAAGATTATACAATGGATGATGGAAATGGAAGAAGGGTATTAAATCCAACAACAGGCAATACATCCTTCATACTGAAGGCAACAATGTCAACATCTAATCCTGATGTTTCTCCTATATTGGATACTACTAGATTTGGAACAATTTTAGTTGATAACTATATCAATGCCCTACCTTTGTTGAACTCAGGTTTCTTAATTGCTAATTCTGGATCCGCATATGCAAACTCTGCTGATGTGACTGTCTCATTTAGTGGAGGTGGCGGATCAGGTGCTGTTGCAACGGCCACAGTCGCATCAAATGTTATCACTGCTATTACTGTAACAAGTGGTGGTTCTGGTTACACAACTTCTCCAACAGTCACAATAACACCAGGATCCGGTGGTGGTTCAGGCGCATCAATCACATACAATGGTGAAAATAAGAAAACTGGCGGTAATGCTGCAACTAGATATATGACAAGGCGTGTTACTCTTGCCGATGGATTTGATTCTGGTGACCTAAGAGTTTATTTAACTGCATACAAACCATCTGGTTCTGAAATTTATGTTTATTATAAACTATTGTCTGGATCTGATTCTGATGTGTTTGATAATAAATCCTATCAATTGATGACACAATTGGGTAATCCTAATTTTGTTTCTACTAACAAGAGAGACTATAGAGAATTGAGTTTTGCACCAGGATCTTCTTCTGCGGCCAATAATTCAATTTCATATACATCTGGTTCAACTGCATTTAACTCATTCAAGACTTTTGCTATTAAGATTGTTATGTCTGGTACAGATACAACTGATGTTCCAAAAGTAAGAGATTTACGAGCAATTGCTTTGCCTTCTGGAACATAATATGGGTCAACATGTAAGAATAGGTGATACTGCTCTGATTAGAGATATTCATTCCAAGGCGATTCTAAATACAGATAAATCAGGATTAAATGATTATCTAATGAAAAGAGAAATCGCAAAGAAACAACAGGCTGAACAGATACAAACTAAAGACCGCTTAGATAAAATAGAAAATGACATGTCAGATATCAAAAATTTGTTAGTTCAATTAGTCAATACAGGAAAGTTAAATGGCAATTAATTATTTAACAACAGCCAATACTTTTCAACAATGGCTGATTGGAACACAAGACTTAATCACGGTCGCTAATAATCTTACTGATAATATTAGCGGAACTTTCTATGCCAACACCAATCTTGTTGTAGGTAATACACTCAATGTTGTTGGCAATACAACCATTTCTGGTGATTTAACTGTATCAGGTAATATTACATTAGATACAATCGGGTTTGATGACCTTTCTGTTGCAGGTTCTGGTAGTTTTGCAAATACATTGTCTGTTACTGGTAATTCAACTTTCAGTAATGCCAATGTAACAAATACACTTACTGCAAATATTGCACAGATTACAACTGCAAATATTACAACTGGTAATATTACATCTCTAGTGGGAACGGCAAATACTGCAATTTATAATAGAATCGTTGAAGCCGAAGGCACTTCTCTTGCTTTCTCAATTGCACTAGGATAAATACATAAATAGGATATCAAGGAAAAATATAAATGGCTAACACCTTCAAATCAAACGTAGCAGCAAATATTGTAACAAGTGGTAATACAATTTACACTTGTCCTTCTGCTACACAAACAACTCTTATTGGGTTGACACTTTCAAACAAATCGGCCGGTACAGTCACATCAAATGTGTATTTGACTCGTTCGGCCGTTGATTATTCTATTATTTCCAACGCACCAATATTAACAGGGTCTACTCTTGTCCCAATCGGCGGAGACCAAAAAGTTGTTTTACAGGCTGCAGATGTTCTAAAAGTAACAACAAGCGCCAACGGTTCTTTGGACGTGATAGCAAGTTTGTTGGAAATCGCATGATTTTGTTTGATACAGACATTTATAAATTACAACAGGAATTATCATAAATGGCATACATTGGCGCAGTCGCACCTGGTTACGACCCAACAAGAGCTAGTGTCCCTCAGTTAGACGCTGAGCGATTTAGTGGCACCGGTTCAGCCACAGCATTTACTCTTGCAAGACAGGTTGTAAGTCCAACGGACATTAATGTTATTGTTGAGAATGTTTTGCAAGAACCAACCATTGCATATTCAGTCAATGGTAATACATTAACTTTTACAGAAGCACCAGGATCAGGTACTAATAACATCTATGTTGTTTACCGTGGTTCTGGCATATCGAACTATGCATTTGTTCCAGATGGTTCAATCACATATGCAAAACTCGCAAACAATATTAAACAATTTACTGTTGATACCGTTACTGCAAATGGTACAGGAACAACAGTAGAACTTACCGAAGCACCTGCATCTGCAAACTCTATTATAGTTTCAGTTGATGGTGTTATTCAAACTGCACCAACAAACTATACTTTGTCTGGTAGCACAATTACATTTACAGGCACACCAGATAATGGTGCGAATGTTGTAGTAAAACATATTGGATTTAGAACAACATCAACTGTTACTGCATTACAGGCAAGTTCAGTTACCGCAACAGAAATCGCAGATGGTTCTGTTACTAATGCAAAAATTGTTTCAGTTGCTAACACAAAGATTAGCGGCAATATTGTTAGCTCACAGATTACTTCTGTTGCCAACACTCAGATTACTGGCAACATCATCAGTTCGCAAATTACTTCTGTTGCCAACACTCAGATTAGTGGTAATATAGCAAGTTCGCAAATCACATCCAATCCTACACTATATGGTAATGTTTCCGTTACTGGTGTTATTGGTGTTGGTGGTGCTACTACTTCTACTAGTGGTTCTGGTATATCTTTCCCCGCAACCCAATCAGCATCATCTGACGCAAACACATTGGATGATTATGAGGAAGGGACTTTTACACCAACTGCATATGGCGCTACAACTGCTGGAACAACAACCTACACAGTTCAACAAGGTTCTTACACAAAAATAGGAAGGCAAGTAACAGTTTCTATAAGAATAGATTATTCAGCCTTGACGGGAACTGGTGAACTAAGATTTGGTGGTTTTCCATTTACATCGACAAATGATTCAATGGAATATACAGGGGTAGTTATGACTAATACTCTTAATTGGACTAGCGGAACTACGCTAGGAATCTATTTTCCACCCAATTCAACTTTTTGTGTAATTTTTAACCTTGGCGATGACGCTTCTTGGGCCGGTCAATTATGTACAAATGAAGCCGTAGGAATAAGAAGCACAATGACATATTTTGTTTAATTAACTTGATTGGATTATCAAGTTGGACACTTAACTTAAAGGAAATCAAAATGGCACTCACAGAAACCAAGGTCATTGACCAAATCACAGTTACCGAAAACGGCATAGTCCTGTATCGGGAAGCAACACGCATCCTAAAAGATGGTGACCAGATAGCACAGACATATCACCGTTCAAGCTTAACACCTGGTCAGGACTTAACAGGTCAACCAGCCAATGTGGCTGCAATTTGTAACGCAGCATGGACAGAAGCAGTTATAACCGCATATCAAGCACAAGTAGCCGCACAACAAGTATAAATAATACAAAGAGTAAAGACTAAATGCCAATTCAAAAAATTACAAGTGGTATTATACAAGACGGTGCAGTAGCAGCGGCTGATATTGTATCTGTTGCAAATACTGCTATTACTGGTAATATCATTAGCTCACAAATTACTTCGGTGGCTAATACACAGCTGACTGGTTTGATTCAAGCTGCACAAATTGGTTCTGCTAATGCTACTTTGGTTACTTCTGGCACATTACCTACAGCTAGATTACCAACCGGTACTGTGTTGCAAGTGGTGAGTTTTGGAACATATGCTTCTGTTTCCACCAATACAAATACCGAAACAGATACGGGTGTTTTTGCAACAATTACACCAATAAGTGTTACTAGTAAAATTTTGGTTTTAGTGACTCTTATGGGAGTATATAAAACTGCTGGTAATAGCGCTAGTAGAGTTCATTTAAATTTATATCGTGGAACAAATAGTGGAACATTAATAAACAATTCTGGCGCAAATTTTTATACTCAAACAGCACTTGACCAAAGAGGAGCAATAGCATTGTCAGTTTTAGACAGTCCATCAACAACAAGCGCTCAAATTTATAAATTATATTTTTACAATGACGAAAATGTTGCAACGGTGAGCGTAAACAGAGATGGTAATTCTGGAACAAGCACAATGACCTTAATGGAGATTGCAGCATGATTAATAAACACGATGCAATTTTTGCAACATATTCACAAGTAACTGTTATCCGTGGTGACGATGCTTTTGATGCTCAAGGTAATCCTGTTGCTTATAACGAAGCAACAGTTCAAGCATACATTGATGCTCATGCATACATAGCAAAAAGACAACCAGAATACCCACCACTCACAGATTTGGCTGATGCACTATATCATCAATCTAAAGGTGACGAAACTAAGTTGACTGCATATCTAGCAAAGTGTGAAGCAGTTAAATCTAAGTATCCAAAACCGTCATAAATAAAAGATTAATAGAGAGAACATACCGTGGCATTAACAAAAGTTTCGCCTTCCTTATTCCAAGTATCGAATAATATAACATCAGTTACCGTTGGTGGCTCCGCTAATACCATTTCGTTGACATTTGATAGCAATGGTGTTATCACTGGCGCATCAAACAATGCGGTAAGTGTTGCGAATACTGCAATCACTGGTAACATTATCAGTTCGCAGATTACATCGGTGGCTAATACACAGATTAGTGGTAACATTACTGCGGCTCAGATTACTTCTGTTGCCAATACACAATTAACTGGTCTAATCCAAGCTGCACAAATTGGATCCGCTAATGCCACTTTAGTTACTTCTGGTACATTACCAAAAACAAGATTACCAACCGGTAGTGTGTTGCAAGTGGTAACCTCTACTAACTCAACTCAATATAGCACAGTATCAAGCACTTTTGCCGCTACAGGAATTGCCGCAACAATTACACCAACAAGCGCAACTAGCAATATTCTTGTTATGGTTCATGTGTCGGATTGCTGTAACGCATACACAAACGGAAGTTTGCTCGGATTAAAGTTGTATCGTGCCTCTACTGCCATTATTTCGTTTGGCTACTATGTAGGCTTCAACACTGGAGGCGTACTAACTACAGACATTGGAACTTGTTCAACTTCGTATCTAGATTCACCAGCAACAACTTCAGCAACTACCTATACAGTATATTTTGCAAGTACAAATAATACTGGAACAATGTATGTAAATTACAACGCAGGTTCTACTTCAACAGTCACAATCATGGAGATAGCCGCATGAACAAACATGATGCAATTTATAAAACACATCCAAATGTTGTCAGTATTGGCGGTGACAATGCTTTTGATGCTCAAGGCAATCCTGTTGCTTATAATGAAGCCACAGTTCAAGCATATATTGATGCTCATGCCTACATAGAAAATCGTGCAAAAGAATACCCATCTTTCATAGATTACCTTGATGGTGTTGTAAAAGGTGACCAAACTCAGATTGACAAATACATAGCCGACTGCCAAGCAGTTAAGACTAAGTATCCAAAACCGTCATAAATACAGTATAACATAGGAACACATTTTGAGTTATTTAGGAAACCAACCGGTAAGTGGTGCAATCAGAAGTCAGTTCTTTTCTGGAACAGGCTCAACCACGACTTTCAATTTGTCATATGAGTATGGCAATGAAGCTTCCGTATTAGTCTTTATTACTGGTGTTAAACAGAAGACTGATTCATATGCAGTAATCAATGGTCAAATAGTTTTTACAACTGCACCACCAAGTGCAACAGATAACATTGAAGTTATTTACCTTGGTGGTTCTGTCGTAACCACACCTTATTTGGCCGCAGATACATATGGTATAGTCAGAATAAATGCTTCGACATTAACACAAAATTGCACGATTACAACAGGGTATAATGCGTCCTCTGCCGGCCCTTTAACAATCGCAAATAATGTTGTGGTAACGGTGGCAAATTCTAGTGTATGGACAATATTTTAAGGTAAATTATGGCGGGAAAATTAGTCGTAGATACAATTGATACAGATAATGCGTTTATCACATTAAACGTACAGCAATCTCAAATTGCTACCATGAATGTCTCTGGCATTTATAGCAATACTGGTGTTAAGATGATTGGTGCCAATGGTACTGTAAGTAATACTGCAAT